AAAAAATAAATTTATCAATAAAAGAATTAGAGGATTATGATAAAATAATAATAAATAAAATTGAAGAATTTAAAAAGAATATGGAAAAAAAATATACAGAAATGGATAAAAAATATGATACAAAATTTGAAAATAAAAATAAAGAGATAGATAAAAAGATAGAAAATACAGATATAAAAATAAAAATAACAGAAGATAAAATAAAAGAAACAAAAAGAAATACAGAAGAGTATATAAAAGATACAAAAAAAGATACAGATGAATTTATATTAAATACAAAAAAATATACAGAGAATTATATAAAAGAATCAGAAAAAAAAACAAATAAGAAATTAGATGATACAATAGAAGATATAGATAATATATATATAAAAAAAAATAATCCAAAAATAAATTTAGAAGAGAATGATAATTTTAAGATATGTAATTCAGAAGATAATTGTGTATATATGAATGTAAATAAAAAAGGAGAGTATACAATAAAAACGGAATCAGATAGAATAAAAATAAAAAATAATAAAGATGAGATAGTGGGGAATATAAATAATACAAATTTTTATTTAGCAGGAGATAATGATAATAATTCACCATTATATATAAAAGAAGATAATACATTTGTAAATAGTTTAAATGTGAGAGATTTATTATTAAAAGAGAAAAATGGAAATAGAATGTTAGATGTAGCAAGTTATTTTAATTGGTTAGATAAAAATAAAGAATATAGAGAAAATAAAGATGAAGAAAATAAAAAAAATAATATAGATAGAATAAATGAAATAAATTATATAAATAAAGAATTAAATGAATTAAAAAAAGATATAAATATAAATGATAATAAAACAGATAAAATAAAAATAGAATTAAATGATACACAAAAAGATTTAATAAGAAGTAAAGATTTAAATAATAAAATAGAACTTAATCATACAGATGTAACACAACAATTTGATGAATATTATAAAAAAACAAATAATGAATTATTAGAATTAAAAAAAGAAGGAGAAGATATAAATAAAGATATAATAATAAATAAAACAGATATAAAAGAAATGAAAGAGAAAATGGATGATTTAATGAAATTAATGGAATATAAATATAAAAATTAAAAATATTAATATATAATTAATAAATAGAATAAAAATAAAATGTATAATTCAATAATATATTTTATATTTATAATATTATTAATATCATTAATAATATTATATTATAATATGACAATACATAAAATAAATGTAGAAGATTTTAAAAATTTTAATCAGGGTCAGGTATAAAAGAGATTTTAGTTTTTTTATTAGTTTTATATTCAATAGGTAAATTTTTAGAATATAAAACTTTATCCCAAAATAGATTTATTTTAGTAGGGATATCTTGCCATAAATTTTCATTAAAATGAATTTTTTGAATATAAATATCTTTTAAATACCAAAATGTTTTTTTTTTGAAAATAAAATTATCATTATTAAAATTATTAATTTTTAAATCAATATTAGTATTAGTTTCAGAAACAAATAATAAAGGGTCTGAATATAAATATTTATAATAATTATCATTATTATTATAATATTCAGCAATAATACCATGATTTTTATTATATAAATTATTATTAGAAACATAATTATAATAATCATCATAATTATCAAAAGTTTCAAAATAACATTCAACATAATCACATTCTTTTAATTCACATACAGCTAATTGACCTTGTATTTGATAATAATATTTTTCAGGAATATAATCTTTTTTTAATTTTCTACTATAAGGACATTTAATTTCAATCATAATACCTAAATCTGATATACCATCTGGTGATGCACCAAAATGTTCAATATTTTTATTATTAATAATACCAAATTCATGTATAGAAATATTATTATTATTTTCGGAATAAATGCGTGTAGCCATATCTTCAAACATAGTACCCCATTTTAAAGCAGGAATAGAAGTGAAATCAGTATTATCAATATAAACACCTGCTTTTTTTTTAGCTAAAATATTATTATTTTTAGAAATACCTTCAAATAAATCACTAGCAGTTAAACAATTTTTTCTTAATTCAAACCATTCATTAGTTCTTTGTTCAATATATGGTAAAGATTTTAAATAATCAAGTTTTAATCTATAATTATTAATTATTTCAATTCTATTATTAATATAATTTATATCTATTTTATTAAAATCATTTATTAATTTTAATTTATCATTTAAATCTAAATTTAAATTATATTTAATAAATTTATATAATTTATTATCTAAATTACGATTATTATTATTATAATCATCATCAAATAACTTAAAAATAATATTTTTATTCATTAAAAAATAATAATAATAATAATAATAATAATAGTTATATATTTTATTAAACATATTTTTATATGTATTAATAAAAATAATAATATATTATATCATTTTTTAAAATTATTTATTAGAATTATATATAATATTCATTAAATTATCAGTTTCTTTTTTTTGAAATACTTTAGATTTTTGTTGTCTTTTTAATTCATGACTTTTTTGTTTAGCTAAACATTTTTTAACATCATATGATAAATTATTATTATCATTTTGACTATCATTATGAGTATCATTTTGAGTATCATTATTAATAATACTTTCATTATTATTTAATTTTTTTTTTTTATTATTTAAAATTTCTAAAATTTCAGTATCGGCATTATTTAATAGAATATCAAAATTATAGTATAATTGATTAAAAGAAGACATATTATAATTAATTAATAAATATTATTCATTTTTTATATAAAATTAAATTTTAACAATAGTTATATTTTTATTTTGAATTCTAATATATTCATAATTATTTTTACCATAAGATCTTGAAATTGAATTATCTACATACCATATTTTATTATTTAATAATATATTAGGAACAGTGTTATGACCAATAAAAATAAAACTAGAATTTAATTTATTTAAAACATAATTTATATCATTAGGAGAATCTTCATTTCTAGTCCATAAAATACCTTCATCATTTAATATTATTTTATCAAAAATTTCTTTATCATTAAAATCAACTTTATTAAGTAAAACGAATTTTTTCCAAATAGTATTAAGATAAAATATATCTTTATTATATTTATCTAAAATATCTAGATGTATTTTTTTTATACCTGCATGACAAAATATTAAATCATTAACTTTAATAATAATTGGACGATTACCTATAATATCATTATAAATTCCTTTAAATTTAAAATTATTTAATCTATTTTCATAAAAACTATTTTTAGAAACATAAGAGAAATTACCTAATATATTCATTAATTCATGATTACCATTTAATGAAATAAATAAACAATTATTTTCTAAAGCTAGCTTACTTAATAAATTAGTAAAATTTAATACTTCAATATCTTTTAAAATTTCCCATTCTTCAATATTATCATGTCTATTTAAACTATCTATTTGATCACCTACTTGAATTATAATAACATTATTAGCAATCCATTCTAAATCTTTATTAATAATATTATCATTAACTAATATATGTTTTAATCTTTTTAAATCACCATGAATATCTCCTATTACAATAATTTTATCAAAATTATTATTAAAATTATAAGAATTACTATACATATAAAATTTATATTTATTAATATTAATAAATATAATTAATATTTTAAATAAAATATGTCTATCGAGGATGTAGATTTTATGAAAAAATATAGTATAAAAGAAAATTATACATTTATAATTGATAGTCGATTTAGAAATCAAGATGAATATCCTGAACCTAATAATTATGTAATTAATTTTGATATACCATTTAAAAATGTTTTTGGAATTGAAATATTAGATGTTACTATACCAAAAACTATGTACAATGTTGATACTGATATTAATAATTTTATTTTATATATAAATACAACTAAACAACCTATAAATGATTATTATAATAATGCAAAAGGATTAGATTGGATAATTAAAAATTATAATGAAAATGATATTGAAATAATAAATTATTTATTAGCAGATAAATTAAAAACAAATGAAGTATCAGGTCTTGAATGGAAATTAATAGAAAATATACCCGATAATTTTATAGAAATAAATAATAATGAATTATCAAATATATTAAAAAATAAAAATATTTTAACTGAAAATGAATATAATAGTTTAAATATTAATAAATTATACAAAAATAATTATATTAAAATTGATAATAATATTTATGTACCTAAAAATATATTTAATATTAATGATTGGCTATCTTTTAATATAACAAATTTAGCTATAAATAATTATATTAAGGTTGTTAATCCATTAAAATGGATTAATATTCAAAATAATATTACAAATAATAATATTAATATATTTAATATTAATTTTTCTAAAAAATTAAGTAATAATAATAATAATTCTGATATTATTATTGATAATATTGATGAATATTTTATTGATAATTTACGAAATTATAATATTATTCCTGTTTTTGATTATACAACAAATTTTCATTTAAATTGGTATTGTATTGGTAATGAATTTAATTTTAAACCATATAAATTAAAATGGATAAATATTGGAAATAAAATAATAAAAGATGGAATTGAAATTTTTAATGATAATTTAAAAAATATTTTAAATTATAAAAATATATTATCACAAGAAGAATATGATAGTTTAAATATAACTAATATAGATAATAATAATTTTATTAATGTTAATAATTCATATTATAAAGCATATGATAATTATAATATTGGTTTAAATTGGATTTTATATTCTAATTTAAATATTCCAACTACTGGTAATGAATATATTAATGATAATTTAACATATAGTATTAGAAATAAATATATTAATAAAAAAATTGAATTATTACAATTAAATGATAATATAACAAATCCTATTATTATTTATAATAATTATGAAGAATTAAATAATTTAGATTATAATTTTAATATTAATATAGAAGATTATATTAAAGTTAATATTGGTAATAGATGGATTAATGCTGGTGTTATAAGTTTAAATAATTTTAATTTAAATAATCAACTAACTAAAAATAATTTTAATCCTATTGATACTACTATTACAAATGAAGATGCTTTTAGATTATTTAAAAGCGATTTTAATAATTTAAAAAATGATATTGAAATTGATATTATAAAATTAAATAATTATAATATACAAAATTTTAATAATAATAATTTTGTTATTATTGATGATAATATTTGGATTATAGAACCTTCTTATTTTAAACCTAATGGTTTATGGATACAAAATAATAATTTAGCTAATTTATTAGATGAAAAACATAATCAATTTGGTTTAGAATGGGAATATATTGGTGAAAATAAACCAACTTTCGGTTATGAAATTATTAATAATCAATTATCTAATTATTTAAATCAACAAAATAATATTTTATTAACTACTGATATTTTTGATACATTAAATATTAATAATTTAAAATATGATAATTTTATTATTGGTTATGATAATATTTCTTATTATAAACCTAAAAATATTTTATTATCATTAGATGAATTTGAAAAAACTAAAATAAATAAAGATGATTTAAATGTTGAAAATTTTATTAAATCTAATAATAATTTATATTTTAAAATAGTTCCAACTTATTATTATACTCCTGAAAATTTATTTTATTATCCAAATGATTTATATAATATTAATAATTCTAATGATTATACTGATTTTTTAGATAATTTTTTTGAAAAATTTGAATTTAAATTACCTATTGGTAATTACAATATTAATAAATTAATTTTAGCTATTAATAATGAATTTAGTAAAATTAATTTAGATATTAAAAATAGAATTACTTTTCCAAATAAAATTAATAATAATGATAATCGTTTCTTAACTAATAATGAACAATTTGAATTATTATTAAAATGTTCCGGTAATAGTGTTCCCGCTGATTTAACAAATATACTTAAATTTGAATGTTCTAGATTAATTATATTTGATATGAATAATAGTACTTGTAATGAAACTCTTGGATTTTATTCAAAAGTAAGTGATGATAATTATTTTATTCAAGAAAATTTTTTTAAAAGATTATCTATTAATAATTCTATTACTTATCAAAATTTTTACCATTCTATTTATAATAACATTAATAATAATTTTACTATTATTTCACCTGGTATCGTTTATTTAATTGGTTCTAAATATATTTTATTAAGATGTCCTGAAATTGAACAACATTTATATGGTTCTTTATCTTATACTAAAAATACTATCGGTTTAGCTAAAATTAGAACAAGTCATTGGGGTCTTAATGAAGAATCTAATCCTTTATTTAAATTAAAATTAAGAGAATTTCATCCTATTGGTAAATTAGATAAAATAACTCTTCGTTTTGAAAATGCTGATGGTTCTCTATATAATTTTAGAGGTGTAAATCATGATTTAGTTTTCGCTATTCATTATTATACACCTAAACAAAATAAATCTTTTGATAAATCTATTGCTAATCCTGAATATAAAATGGATTTTATGCAATACAAATATACACAAGAAGAACAAGAAAGTGATAATGATTCTGATAATGATAATAATTATTCTAGAATTGATTTAGATAATTATAAAAAAATGGAATTAAAATATTCTAATAAAATTTATAATAATAATTATGAAGTTGATTATAATAAAATTAGAAATAATTCTGATTTATTAAATAATGTTAATTATATTAATAATAATTCTTGTACTGATAATTCATCAGATTCTGATATTTAATTATTCATTTTAATATTTTACATTCTTTATTTATTTCCTTCGCCCAATAATAATTATATTTGTCTTTCTCCTCTTTTAATGGTAATTTTATTTTATATTCTTTATTATCACAATTCATTTTATAATTTATTTCAAAATGTTTATTAATATTCTCTTTCATTATTTTTTCTTTTATATTTTCTATTTTCTCTCTTCTTTCTTTTATTTTTTCTTTTAATACTTTTACATAATTTACTGCTTCATTCTTTTTTAATTTAAATAACCATATTATATTATCTAAATGTAATCCTTTACCTTCTTCTATTTCTTTTATTCTATTATTTGTACTAGTTTCTATAAATTCTTCTATTTTTATATTACCATTCACATAATCATTATATTCTTTATTTATTTTTTTAAATGTTTCTGTCGCTTCATTAAATTTTTCCTTATTCTTTTTTTTTAAACCTATATTATATAATAATTCTTTATTTGTATTCTTATCATTTATTTTTTCTTCTTTATTTTTATTCTCTCTCTCTTCATTTTTTATTTCTTCTATATTATCTCTTTTATTTTTTGATTCCACTTCTGATTTTGATTCTTCTTCTGATTCTTCTTCTGATTCTTCTTCTGATTCTTCTTCTGATTCTTCTTCTGATTCTTCTTCTGATTCTTCATTTGTATTATTAATTTTTATTATTTTATTAATATATTCTTTACTATAATTTGATAATAAATAATCATTATAATCATTATCTTTATTATCTCCATATTTTATATTTTTATATATATTGTTTATTTTATTATCATTTACAATATCTATTAAATTATTTTTTTCTAAATATTTAAGACTAAAAACTATTATATTAGTAATATAATTTATTTTATCTATATTATAATTTTCATTTACTATATATTTTAATATTTTTTCTATATAGCTTTCTCTATTTAATGATGGTATTAGTTCATTTTTTTCTTTTTCAATATTATATATATCTGTCCATATTGTACTTATTTCTCTATTTTTTATTTTTTTATTAAATGATTTTATATCATATTTTATATTTATTTCTTCTAATATTTTATTTTCATATTTTTCTAAATCATTATTATCTTTATCTGTTATATATTTATTTGATAAATATATATATCTTATTTCTTCACTATTACTAATTTTACCATCCTTATTTATATCACATGCATCAAATATTTCTTCTAAATATTTTTTTATTTCTTGTATATTTAATAATGACTTATTTCTTGTATTTTTATTTATTTTTATATTATATTTAATTAATTCTTTATTATCTACTGTTTTTAAATATTCATCACTTATTTCCTTTTTTTTCATTAATATTTCATATATCTTTTTATCTATCCACTCTTCTGGTTCTATATCTAAATATTTTAAATCTTCTATTTTATTTTCTATTTTTAATTCATTATATTTACTTAAATCTTCTTGTATATTTTCTATCCATTTTGTTATTGTATATATATTATTACTATTTTTCTCTGGATTATATTTTTCATATATTTTTATTAAATAATTTGGATGTAAATTTACTTTATATATTTTTTTTTCATAAAAATCTTCTTTTAAAAATTCATATATAAATTTTGTATTTGGATTTATTTCTTTCCATTCTTTTATTAAATTTTCTATATATGCTTCATTTTTATCTCCTTTTATATGATATTTATCTATCCATTCATTATCTTCTTTTGTTCCTTTATCATAATCTTTTTTTTCTGATGTACAATCATTACAATTTGGTACTGTATAATGATGACCACAACCTCTCGGACATTTTTTATATATTTCTTTATATCTATCATTATTATTTATAAAATTCTCATATTTTTCTAAATATAATGTACTGCATAATATTGAATATATTATTATTAATATTAATAATAATGATAATATATTTATACTATAATCTAATAACATATTTTATATTTTTATTAATTATATTACTATTATATATATTTATTAAAAATAAATTTTCTTTTCTATATAATTTTTACTACCTATTATAATAAATATTACTAATATATGATAATATTTATCAAAAATTAAATCATTCTTATAAACATATACTATTATTATCTACTTCCTTTTTTATACTAATTAATATCTTTTATTCTTTTACCCTTACCACCACCACCCTTTTGGGCGATATATTCACTTACGCTCATACCAGCTTGGCACGCCAA